GGGCTGGCAGCGTCAGCTCAAAGATTACACCGCCACGTCGGTGGTTTTAGTGAAGGATATTAGCGATGAGTAAAGGCGGCGGATCAACAAGGACGGTTACGCAGAGCGTCAACCCACCAGCATACGCGAAGCCATTTCTTGAGTTTGGCTTGTCTGAGGCGAAAGAGCTTTACGGCGATCAGCCAACATATTACCCCGGTCAGACAACCGTTGGTTTTGCGCCTGAAAGCGAAATGGCGTTGCAAGGTATCCGCCAAGCCGCCGTAACCGGATCGCCGTTTATAGGCGCAACCCAAGACGTCGTGATGCAAAACCTGATGGGGACTAACCCTCTAATGGCAGCGGCGTTTCGCCCTGTTGTCGAGCAGGTTCAGGCGCAAGCCTCAAAAGCTGGCCGTTACGGCTCAGGATACCAGCAGGCAGCTCTTGGGCAGGCGTTAGCGCCTATGGCTTACCAAGCGCAGCAGGCGGCTATCCAGCAGGCTCCACAAGCTCGCGCATTTGGTATGGCTGACCTTGAGACGCTTGCGGGTGTCGGTGCAGCGCGCGAGGCGCAATCACAGGCCGAGCTTCAGGCTGACATAGACCGCTTCAACTTTGAGCAGGGTCAACCGCTCTCATCTCTCGCAAACTATATGGCGACGGTGCAGGGCGGTACGGTTGGCAGCGACAAGGTCACACCGTATTTCCGCAACCCGACAGGCGACTTCCTGAGCGGCCTTAGCGGTCTAGCTGGCCTCGGCAAGTCGTTTGGGATTTTATAGGTTAGGGGTTTAGGCATGAGTGGCATAGAAACATTTTTAAAGTTGCTTGAAGGCCAGCAGGGGGCAGCGCCTACGCCTATGGCTAACATTCAACGGCCATACCAGTTACCCGGTGGCCGCACTCCGCCTATGGCGCTTAGTGGGCTGCAAAAGGCACAGGCGGCGCAGCTTGCTCGCGGCACTGGCGGGCCAGCGCCTCGTGTCTTACCTATGCTGGCGAATGTGGCTCAGGGCAAATATATATCCCCGCTTCAAAAAGCCCTAATGAAGCAAGAGGCTGAACAGCCTATCGTTGACACATCAGCGGCGCTGCAAGGTGCAGGCGCTCCAGCCGCTACCACATTCGGTCAGCGGTACGCGCAGCCAACAACGCAAGCGCTTTTAGGCGCTGCTATTCAGGGTGCCGACGCGTCTGGGTGGAGTCCGGTGCCAGTGTCAACAGGTCAGGTGTTAGCGCGTATGGGCGCTGGTGCTATGCGGGGGTACGAGGCAGGAAAGAAGGCTGAGTTAGAAGAGGCCGCCCGCAAAGCTGCGGCTGATAAAGCTGCGTTTGACCGCCGTTTGCAAATGGCGCAGTTTTATCAAAGAGAGCGCGAGATCAGCGGCGTTAAGAGTAAAGAAGCAAAAGCAAATGAAATCAACCAAGTTAAACTTGAAAGGGATTTGCGTAAAGATTTTGAGACCTATTCAAAGCCATTTACAGAAGCTCAAAGGTTTTTCAAAGATGTTATAAACTTTTCTGGTGAAGACAACACATCAGCGCAAGACCTTGCCCTTGTGTTCTCATACATGAAGCTACTTGACCCCGGCTCGGTTGTTAGGGAAGGGGAGCAATATCAAGTTAGAGATTTGGGCAGCATCCCAGACAGCTTCAGGGTTATGTTGTCAAGGTATGGGTTTTTTCAAGATCCGAATAGCCCAGAGGGCAAGATGCTTTTGCCGCAATCCGTGCGAAATAGTATTCGCGAAGCGTCTATGGAAAAATATTCAGATTCGCTTGGAGGTCAGTTAGAAGTAGAAAACGAATATTCTGGTTATGGGAAAAGAGCCGACTTAAACAAAAACTACTTTAGGCCAAAAATTCAGCAAAACGGATCAATCAAAAGCCCTTACCTTGTAAATAGCGTAGAAGAGGGAGAGGCTAAAGCAAAATCCGGCGAATACTTTGTTGTATCTGGCGACGGCTTCTATAGAAAGGATTAAAGATGGCAAGCACTAAAATATCAGGAGCTGGCGCATCTGCATTTTCTCAGAAGTCGCCACCGCCCCCATCCCCCGAGCGCTTTACGCCAGAATACTTTGCTGGCCTTGGCCGGTCTGCGGCTCAGGGCATTACATTTGGCACCGCTGATGAAATTGAAGGCTTTGTCCGTAGCTTGCTTGGCGAAAAAACCTACAAGCAAGAGCGTGACAAAATCCGCGCTGGCTTAGAGAAGTTTCGGTCTGATTTTCCTGTTGAGGCTTACGGCACAGAGATAGCCGCAAGTATCCCTACAATGGGCGGCGCGGCGGCTGGTCTTGCTAGGCTTGGTGTTAAGGGTGCTATGAAGCAAGCCGGAGTCGGAGGCGCAGCTTACGGCGCTGGAGCCGCAGAGGAAATGTCTGACGTGCCAGTTAGCGCTACTCTTGGCGGCGCATTAGGTGTGGGCGGCGAGGCTCTAGCTCCAGTTGTGTCGCGTCAGGCTCAGGCGCTAGGCAAGAAAATACCGCTAACAGTCGGCCAATATTTCCCCGGCATGAAGCGCGCAGAAGAGGCACTAACTTCTATGCCATTTATCGGTGGCGGCATACGCGCCCAGCAAGAGCGTGGAATGAAAGCATTTCCGGTGTTTATGTATAACCGCGCCTTAAAGCCCCTTGGTGTTGAGCTGCCAAAGAACACGTCGCCACGTCTTGCCTTTAGCAAGGCGCGGGATATCTTTAACCAGAAATACAAGCAGGCATTAAGCGGTGTTGAGATAGACGCGTCTGACAATCTTCTGGACGACCTTTCGTCTATTGTCGCGTCTGCAAAGCAAAGCGCCGGAATGGCTGGTGAGAAAAAAGCCGCTGACTTTGAGAACACCGTTATCCAGCAAGTTTTGGGTCGCGTCAAAGACGGTAAGCTGACAGGCGAAGCTATCCAAGACATTCAGAAGAAAATAGGCGAAGAGGCTACGCGCTTTGGCAAAAGCACAGACCCAATAGACGGAAAAATAGCTGACGCGCTGACTGAGTTAGACGTCAGCATGATGGATTTGATTGCTAAATATTCTCCGGCAAACAAAGAGCTGCTTCAAAAGACTAACAGAGCCTACTCGCAGTTTGTGCCGCTAAGGGCAGCTCAGGCAAAGGCCACAGAGGGTGTGTTCACACCAGCTCAGGCTATGGCTGCTGTAAGGGCAGAGGAGCGTAAGGCTGGTGCGGCAGGTCTTGGCAGACTTGCGGCTGGCGAGGGTCGTATGCAAAAGCCGATTGAGATGGCGCAGCGTATTATAGGCCCATCCTTGCCAGACAGCGGCACGGCAGGGCGCTTGTTAACAGGTGCTGCTTTGTACGGCGGCGGTGGCGCGCTTGTGGGTGCGCCCGGCGATATGTCACCAGAAGGCGCAATACTTGGTCTAGCTGGCGGTATGCTCGGCAGAGGCGCAACCACAAGAGGCGGGCAGGCGTTTTTGAGGGGCATGCGTTTACCTGAAAGCATTAGGGGTGTAAAAGTTCCGCCCGCAATGCAAAAACCAACAGTAGGCGCTATACCGGCGGCAGCAGCAGGGCTTCGCGCGCCGGCAACGTCAGGTCTTTTGTCTCAGCAAGTTGGCCCGATGATCCCGCAAGCCCAAGCCAGTTCACTCGAAGATATGGCGGCTGGCGGCAACATCGTCGGCTATGAGAGTGGGGTCGATGCGGCTGGTGATCCGTTCACGTTTGCCAAGATGTCTGACGGTCGGGCGGTGCGCGTGCGCTAGATTTATGCTATAAATAAGGCAGTCGCCTTTAGGAGAAAATAATGGCAAAGAACAGTATCCGCGATTATTCGGCTACGAACAGCAGCAACACCGATATCCAGTCCATCGACATCTCCGAGGGCTGTTCACCGGCTGGCATTAACAACGCCATCCGCGAGGTTATGGCCGACCTAAAGGATGTGTCTACCGGCGCGGTTGCGCTGGAAAGTCCTTCCGCTGATAGCTTGACTGTTACAGGTGCATTTACCTCACAAGGCATTGACGATAACGCTACAAGCACTGCGATGACGCTGGACAGCAGCGGCAACGTGGGCATTGGGACGAGTAGTCCTGTTGCATCTAGCTTACTTACTCTTAAAGAAACAAATGCCGGAGGTGATGGTGCAGAACTGCGGCTTATCAATTCTTCAACGACAGTCGAATCAGCAACACAAATTGTTTTTACAAATACAACTACTGATACAGCCGATTCCGCAGTTATAAAAGCTGTTCGCACTGCTGGTGGTCAAGACTTTAGATTTTCTTCTGATGGCACAGAACGCCTCCGCATCGACGGCAGCGGCAATCTGCTGGTGGGTAAGACATCAAGCGGTGTTGCAAACACTGGTGCGGAACTACAGTCATCCGGTTTCACAAGCATTACCAGAGATGGCGGCCCACCGCTTCAGTTGAACCGTAAAACGAGTGACGGTGACGTTTTCGTCATCAACAAAGACGGCACCACGGTGGGGAGTATTGGTACTGCTAGTAATTATCTTTTTATAGGTGGTTCTTCAAATGGCAAAGGTATTAAGTTTATAGGTAATGCGGTTCAACCCTGCAACAGTGCAGGTGTTGATAACGATAACGACCAAGATTTAGGCGGTGTTACTGCTCGTTGGGATGACATCTACGCCACCAACGCCACAATCCAAACATCTGACGCTAACGAAAAGCAGCAAATCGCAGCACTGACTGACGCTGAAATCACAGCCGCTAAAGCTATCAGCGCACTGTTCAAGACATTTAAATGGAACAGCGCAGTTGAAGCAAAAGGCGATGCAGCCAGAACACACGCTGGTGTAATTGCACAGGACGTTGAGGCGGCTATGACTGCCGCTGGGTTAGACGCTGGCGACTATGCGTTCTTCATCAGCACAACTTGGTGGGAAACACAGACAGATGTTCCTGCGGTTGAGGCTGTTGCTGAAGTCTTAGATGATGATGGCAACGTAGTAACAGAGGCCGTAGAAGCCGTTGCAGCCTACACACGCACAGACATCTACGACACACAAGCAGAAGCACCAGCAGGGGCTACAGAGCGTAACCGCAAGGGTATTCGCTACCCTGAGTTACTAGCGTTTGTGGGTGCGGCAACTGAACAGCGTCTGGCTAATATTGAAACACGCCTAGCGGCACTGGAGGCTAACTAATGGCTAAAGATAAACTCACCGACTACGACAGCACCGCATCTGGGAACCTCGATGTGGGCGGTATCTCCGTTGCCGAGGGTATGCTGCCCAGTGGCGTTAACAACGCTCTGCGTGAGTTGATGTCTCACCAAGCTGACGCATTTGGTGCTGGCACTCCGCTGTATGTAGACCAGACGAATAATCGCTTGGGCATAGGCAATGCAGCCCCGACAACTGCGCTAACAGTGGACGCCGATGGAGCCACAGTAGCTACTTTTGACAGGGCTACCAGTGACGGTACGATTATTGATGTGCAGAAAGACGGCACCACGGTGGGGAGTATTGGTGCTTCTGTTGGTGATTTATACATAGGCACAGGCGTCCACGGATTAAAGTTTGTAGATGCTTCAACTGATATTCGTCCATTTAACACCTCAACAGGTGCTAGTTCTGACGCTACGACTGACTTAGGTAATAGCACTTCCCGCTTCAAAGACCTATTCCTCTCCGGCGGTGTCTACTTGGGCGGCACAGGTTCAGCGAACCATCTGGAGGATTATGAGGAGGGGACTTGGACGCCAGTAGTTTCTGATGCAACAAACGGTGGAAATACTGCAAGCACAACAACGTCTGCTGGAAGTTACACTAAAATTGGAAGATTAGTTACAGTCAGCCTAAATATTACTGACATCAACACAACTGGAATGGGTTCAAGTAACTTTTACATTCAAGGTTTACCATTCACAAGTGGTTCTTCTTTAGGTTCATTTTCTGGCTTAATGATGTTTAATGGCATTACTTTATTAGCAGACGAGACTGGTGGAATAGCGTTTCAACTTTTGCAGGGGGAATATTATTTGCGTCCTGCCGCAATGGAGAATGATGGTGGAGTTAAGAATATTCTAAATAGTTCCCAACTAACTAGCGGAAGCGCAGACATCAGCGGTTCTATAACGTATATGACTTAATAACCTGATTGGATATCAGGTCGGACAGTCCATCCATAGGAGATAAAAATGGCACTAACAGAAGAAACAATCCAAGACAAAATTGAAATCGTAGGTGACTACAAGCAGGTTCAAGTACGCACCGCAACAGTCATCAAGCGTGATGGCGTTGAGATTAGCCGTAGCTTTCACAGGCACGTTGTAGCACCTGACGCTGACATCACTGGCGAAAGCGCAGAGGTTCAAGCCATCTGTGCGGCTGTGCATACACAAGACATCAAGGATGCCTATGCTGCACACTTGGCAGCGCAAGCAGCGGAGATGACCCCAGAGGTTGAAGGCGGCGAATAATGCAGATGACCAGTCTTGTCGATATGTTGCTTGGCCTTGTGGCGGCCGCTGGTGCTTGGTGGATGAGCGAGACTAGCAAAGAGCAAAAGCGCATCAACATCTTGCTGAACAAGACGCGGGAAGAATACGCCACAAAGGACGATGTGCGCTCCGATATGCGTAACGTGATGGACGCTTTGCACCGGGTCGAGGATAAGCTCGACAAGGTACTCAGCCGCGCACCCTGATGTTTAAGGCGGTGGTGTTAGCCTGCGTTATAGGCGCACCTACCGACTGCGTTGAGTTCCACGATGTCCGTGGCCCCTATTACACCGAAAGAGAATGCCGCAGCCGCGCTATGGAGATGTCCAGAGCCATAGGCGAGATAGCTAACCTGATGCCGATTAAATGGCGTTGTGACCTGTTGAAGAAAGGAATGCTGTCATAGACCCTATTACCATCACAGCAGCCGTCAGCGGGGCTACAGCGGCGTTTAACGGCATAAAACAGATGATAGCTGCCGGGCGAGACCTAGAGTCCTGCATCGGTGACGTATCGCGTTGGATGAAGATGGCATCTGACGTTGACCAGGCTGAGAAGCGGGTCAAGAACCCTTCCGTGTTTCAAAAGCTAAAAGGCTTCGACACTGTGCAGCAGGAAGCGTTGCAAGTTTACGCTGCCAAGAAAAAGCTAGAAGCACAACGAGCCGAGCTAAAGCAATTCCTCAATATGAGCTATGGGCCGCAAGCTTGGGCTGACCTGATACAGCTAGAAGGCCGTATCCGCAAAGAACGCCAGGAAGCCATTTACAAGCAGCAGGAAATGCGACAGCAGATACTGGAGTTTGTCCTTATAGGCGCATTAGGCTTGACAGCATCGGCAATTCTACTAGGCTTAATCTGGTTAGGAGTAAACAGATAGGAGGCTAAATATGTGGCTACCTAAGTATAAGCACGATATAGAGCATAGACCATCAGAGAATGATTACATCGTCAAGATATATGAAGGTGCAAAATTAATACAGGTGTCGTTCTTTAATACTTGCGGTGCGGCACTAAGTTTTGTAGAAAGGAGGGAAGAGAGCTACTTGCAATCCTAGCTCTTGGTTTCCTCCCTAACTCCACCCCAGAGGTTTTTCCCTTGCCTCTGGGGTTTTTCTTGGCAAACCTCTCCCTGACAGCAATCATCAATCACCTGGTCACACTCAAAGCATTGCGTGTGTCCGTGGACATATACCGTTCTAAGCCTGTTACCGCAGCGTGGACAGTGACCGCGTTCGTTCTGGTGGTCTTCTATCACTTGGTTAGTCCTTTGACCTTCTCAAAGCTTCTTAGGCCGCCTAGACCCAGCATACCCATCAGCACTGTCAGCAGGCTGCTCATATCGAACTGTGGTAGCTCTGGAAGCGGTACACCGGCATAGGCACTGCCGAAGATGATGAACGGTGCCAAGACAAAGTGCCAGGCCAATGCCACTCCACACGTCCAGCCCACGAAAGGCCGCCATCCCGCCACAAAGATGCTGCGGTGGGATGCCTCTGCCTTATTTATCTCTAGCTGCCCTTTGGCAAGCTCCTGAGCATGGCGTGTAGCCATTGTAGCTACTTCGTGAGCCAGTCTATTCTTCTGGTCTTTGTCCTCAACGAACTTATCTAATAATCCGGTGACAGGTGCTATGAGTGCTTCAATCATTTTATACTCGCATCGTTAAGTAACAAGAGTTCAAGACGCTGGATAGCCATCTTCATATCCTGGATGGCTTTTTTGTCAGCGTGGCTGACTTCCATATTTGATACAGTAATCGACAGGTCATATGTCGTTTTTAGATTCCAACCAGCTAGGGTGATTATAACAGCCATTAAGCCAGTGATGACTTGCTTTTCCATTACTTACCCTCGTGTGACATCCAGACGGCAAAAGCACCAGTAGCCGCGCCGACTATGGTGCTTACAAATGCTGTCTGTTGTGTAGTGGCGGTTGTGCCTAAACTCATAAACCAATCGCATACGTTCCAAGCCATCACAGTAAATGCAAGCATCATACCGCGTGGAATTATCTTATACTCAAGTAGCGTCTTGCTCATTGGCTAGGTCTCTCATACGTTCAACTAACCGCTTTGCGCGATTCGGAACCTGAGTATACCATTTGCTGTCAACCATTTCATCTGCTGCCTTATGCCAGTTACGAGCATCGACACCAGCCTTCATACCGACAAAGCGTGACAGGCGAGGGTAGCCAAGATTGAACATCATATTAGCTATGATATGCTGACACTCTTCCGGCAGTTCATCAAAGTCATCGTACAACCGGCGACAGTCTTCTATCGTCACCAGTATGTCCAGATTGAACGCCTGATGCACCCTGTCTTTGCTGACAGGTGTGCCAATAGCCATCTTATGCTCAGGGTCATTCTCAGTAACCAAGTGACCGATGCCAAAGGTTTTAAGTGCTAGATGGTCGAGATACAGCTTAAACTCGCACCCCTCATCAGCAACTATTTCGTCACGCAGTTTGTCGAGTTTCATTTTCATCCCCATACTCTCCCTGCATTAGCTTAGACGCAGTAACGCCAAGCTGGTACAGAGCTTCCGTCAATGAGTTCTCACTAGCCTTACCACGACCAGTCATAAATACCTCAACAGCCTCGCCTGTTTGCGGGTGAAAGCTAACTGTAACTGCTAGGCCTGCACCGATATCTGTTGTTACGCAAGGGCGTCTGTTAGGTAAGTTCATTTTGTAATTCCTCAATGGTTTTGCGCCACGAATCTGCCTCAAGGTCTGGATTCTCAAAAAAGGCAGGAGTGCGGTTCATACGTTTAACTTTTATAGATGCGACTGGCATAAAGAACACTGTCCTTTGCTCAACCGACACGAGTGCCATTATGTCAAAATCTGACCGTCTTGGTAAGCGTTTATCGCCACCAATAGACACGTTAAATTCTAGTCTGTATTTGTTGCCACGACTGAACTGACAAGATTTCACTTGTATCAGAAACCTTTGTCCTGTTTCCTTATTCCAAGCTACTAAGTCAACTGAATCTTGGCTGGCTAAGGCGACACCCCAGCCACGCTGTAATATAGAGGCCGCAGCTAAGTATTCTGCGACCAGACCGGCAGTGCTGTTGCTAAGTCTGCAATCCGCTATATGTTTATTTTTCATCAGTCTCAACAACGTCAATAAGACGCTCCAAGTACCAACTAGCCTTACGCAAATCTTGCGGCGGATTTTCTTTATGTTCATAACGCCAGATGTATTTGATTATTGAGCCTTGTAGGTAATACTTGTAGCCATCACCTAGCGCAGCTTTGATTGCGTCAATGCACTCCACCTCACCATTCTTATAGTGAGGCGGGTGGTTTACTAGGTCGCTCATCAGGCTACAAGCTGCTTAATTTTAGCAATGTCTCTGTTTAGCTTTGTTGCGCCTCTACCGCGCTTTGACAGCTTCTCAGCGGCGTACCAGACAGTCGTATGGTCACGCTGCATTTCCTTTCCTATTTCCGGCAAGCTCATCGTGGTCATCTCACGAGCCATATACATAGCTAGATGCCTAGCTTGAACGTATTCCTTTACTCTGCGCTTAGACAGCATCTGCAAGCGTGTGACGCCTGTTACCTCTGTCGTTGCATTGATAATTTTATCTATATCAGAGACTGTCGAAGTCTGTTCCGTAGTCGTGCCGAACAGCGTTTTCAAAATTCTTACTAAAACATTCATATCCACAAAACTCCTTTTTTGCTCCATTAACTATGGCGGGTGTGGTCATCCAATCGAACTCTTTGTCACAGAAACTGCAT